TTGATAGCAATTTCAAATCCTAATGATTTTAAAGCTTTCAAATGAGTGTCGGTAGCAGTCTTTTTACCCGTTAAAGCTTCAAATTGATTAGCAAATTCTTTCATTGGATAAGTTTTTTCTAGCCCGTAAACACTCTTTTTATAAAACCTCAATTCTTTCATTTGATTTCTCCTTAATTAATGTTAAGGATAATATAGGCCACATTCCAGAGGTTGTCAAGTATAAAATGAATAAATAAAAAAATAAATATATGGTGTGGTCATGGTGTGGCCATAGAAGGAATAAAAAAATAAAACACCTGCCCAGACTTCCAAGGTAACACATGGTAACCACCCTCGCCCACCGTGATAACACCGCAAGTCCTCCAAGGAGACACCGAAAGTTCTCCTCGCGTGATTAATAAGGGACGAACATGGTGTTTTTTCGGTGGGCCTATGGGGTAAAATCGGCTTCTCTACTACTACGATACCCTCTCACATTATTCCACTAAAATATTCCTTAGGGCCAATATAGTAGGAACCACCCTAGAGGACACCTTGGATTTCCTACTATATTGGCCCTAAGGTAGCGAATCCTTTAGTAGTCCGTAGACCACTAGCACCAATGGCGTATCTTACTTCTACTGCTACTACTATTTAGGCTTAGGCTTCACCATCTTCTTCTTAGTCTTCTTAGGAGCTGGTGTAGGGTTCTTATATCCTTTTAGTTTAGGCATGGTTATAGTCCCTTATGATCCCTAATTTCTCCTTTAGAGGAGTCATATGGGAGTCTAGTGGACAGTTTAGATACACCTTGGCTCTTTAGAGATGCTGGTGTAGTTGGACTTGGTACTGGATTAGGTCTCCCAAGGCTCGTATTGAAGCCCTTGTTGCCTAAATCTCCTGATACTTTTTTCACGTTCATATTGTTTCTTGTCCTTTGTTTTAGGGTACACAGTATTCTGTGTTCCACATTGTTCATAGGGAGTTGGTTCTGTAACGGGGATGTATATCATACTATCCATGAGTTCTTTAGCACTTCTGATCTCCTTCATGACTTACATACCTCACACTTACAGTCATCACAAGTGCATTCAGTACACGTACATCCTTCTTTCTTCACAGTCATCTTATTAAGCTCCTTGTTTACCAAATGGGACACACCCTAAGTTGATCTCAGGGGGTACAGGTTGTCCATCTTCATCAGCTTGTTTAAAGATACTTTTCATTTTCTTGATGCAGTCTTGTTCACTCTGAAACGTGTCACCGATACGAGAGTCAACAACAGATACAGGATCACCCCCTAAGTGAATTATAAGTAAAAACCAAATCATATCATCTTACCTGATTCCAAACCATTGGTTCAGGATCTTGTCCTTTCGTCTGTGTCATAAAGTTATTAATTCCTTCTAAAAACTCTTCTTGTTGTCTATCTACATAGGCTTGATCTTCATCAGAAGCCATTTGTTCCCACCAATACTTAACACCCATAGCCAGTACATCTATTCTATCGTCATACTGTAGGCTACCACGGTCTCTTGTAAGTCGAGTCATCTGATAAAACAGTTGTCTCCTTGGTTCTTCCTTGGAACCTTCATAGTCTCTATCTACTTCAGATCTATCGAAGATGAGTCTATGTTGGTTCATTACAGGCTCTAATGAGTCTATAATCCTGGCTTCCTTCTGGGTACTATGCTTTACTTCTTCTACATTACATCGGTGGTAATTGAATAATACTGGTTTAAAGATCTCAGTATACATACCATCACCAAAGTTAGCTTCTATCTCTACTGTATTTACTTTGTGTTTCTGAGCTATCTTAGCTAGTTTCATGAGTGTTGATTTATCATATCCACCTTTAAGACCACCTATTTCAAGTACAAATATCTTACCATTGAGTATCTTAGTTACACAGTAACCAGTTTCATCCTGACCTCTACCTGATGGATCTATGTGCATAGCAGACCCTGTGTATGTAAAGTAATCCTGTGATACATTCATAGCCCTATAGAAGTAGTCTCCAGTGAGACCCACAGCAGGTAGATCTAGTAGATCATCCTTACCATATAGGACTTGTCCTGGTCCACTCTCAGTACTCAAGGGTATTACTATGAGATCAGCTAGTTTAAGTGGGTATCTCTGGTCATCTTCACCAGAAGTATCCAACATGAACTGCAGGGAGAACCCTGAGTTACCATATGAAGCCCTACGTTCTTCTAAGTCTAAACTATCAAACCTTAGTGGATCTGTAGGAGCACCCACAGGCAGCTCCAGCTTGTTTATAAAGGGAGCTAATCTATGTGCGTAGAACTCCTTAAGCTTTGCATTAGGCATCAATGCAGGCCAAATGCGGCACTGATAGCCCCTATCCTGTAGGTTAGAGTAGAGACTTTCCTCTACTTGGGGTGTCCCAAGGTAGACTATACGTCCAACCTTAGGCATAACTACCGCATCAAACTCTTTTACTACCTCTCCTAGCTTGTCTCGCATGATCTGAGTAAGGGCATTAGAGAGTACTTCAACGTCATCCGCTATTATAGTGTGTGCCCTGCTGCCTACAATCTGACCAGTAATACCCACAGACTTGACAGAAGGAGCGTGGGCAGCACGAGAAGGAGCAACGTCAAAGGCCACATTGGAGTTACGCTGGTCCTCTCGTGCACGTAAGTGCTGGAGGATTGGCATTTCGTGGATAATTCTTTTGGTGAATGTACTAAAGTCATCGGACCTCTGTTTGGATGCTGAGATTACTAAAAATTTATCTTGTGGATCTACTAGTAGCTTCCATACGACATATGCAGAGGTAATCCAACTCTTACCCACACCTCTAAAGGCTTGGATAATTAGTCTCTTAGGACCATGTTGGAGGTATTCAGCTATGTCATATTGGATAGGAGTGGGAGGTGGGAGAGCAAGGTGCTTCCAAGCTATATATAGGAAGTTCCTAAAGTCCCTCTTAATTGGGTCTTGCTGTTTCCCTTGGTGTTTCATCAAAAGGTAAATCCTCTGTTATTGCAGTTATATCTTCATTAGCAGCACCCATACACTCAATGTTGTTGTCTCGTAAGAATTGACGAGCCACGTTAAGTACGGATGCTGGAGCAGATATTGTTTCAAGCTTTCCATCTTTATTCTCCACTTTAGTTCCATTCTTGATCTGATCAGCAAGAGCTTTCGCTATGATGCCATGCAGCTTACCGAGTTCATTAACGGTTGCATTACTCATTTCTTACATACCTCTTTAAATAGATCATTGTTTCTAGCCACCTTAGCCACATCTTTAATTACATGGGCAGGAGGCTTTGCATTCTTGAGCCACTCTTTAGTGGTGGGACTAAACTTTACTTCTTCATACCATAAGCACTCTTTCGAGTAGTATGAATCAGCATTGTAAAGTCCCATCCCAAAGTTAGTAGCAGGAGCAATCAATTCAGGGAGTACACTACACCCCGTCAAGAACATCAGGGAGTTTAACACGATCCCTAACTTCAGCTTTTGCTTTATCGAGTTCATCTTCTACTTCTCTTAATGCAGCCATCCCTTTTGGATGGTTGACGTTATTAAAGATGTTACCAGCCAGCCAATTAAAGATAGGCCATAGCTTACCTAAGACAGGGATTTTATTAACAAACCTGTCAGGTAACGCTCCTGTTAGAGCCGTGAACATCAAAACAACTTCCCCTACAATCTGAAACCAATTCTGGCTCATAAACATTTCCATCACTTCTCTCCTTTAGTTAGGTGTACATACATAGTAACCAAGACACCATCCTACAACCAGCATTAACGCCATTGTCCACGGATATCTATTTATTACGTCCATTATTTACAGTTCCTATCCATTATTGATACATTAGTAACTAGAGCTATTGGGATAGCCCCATATCCTTTATAGACATTCTTAAAAGGTACTTCTCTATTGTAGCCTATGATCATGTGGTCATCTTTGATTTCCACAAAGAATCCTGAGGTCTCATATACCTGTTTAACTAGTGTGATGTCTGTAATGTCTAGCTCTTCTGAGCTATCATAAGCATCTATCCACTCTACTATTACTAGTCTATCTTTAGCTTCCTTTATGACTTCCTTGGTAATCCTATCCACCTATTTCTCCCGATTCTTATTAGCTAATAAGTGTTGAAGTATTATGTTCACATCATGTCTGATGGGACTTAATTGGTTCTCTAGGTACTGCCTATCTACTTGTTTAGATTCGAGCTTATCGAGACGCTCATGGGCCACATCAATAGATTTAAACATACGTTTAAATACCCATAAGCATATCCCAAGTGCTCCACTAGATACAGCAATAACTACCTCATTAATTTTATCCACTTACTTCCCTTTTTTAGGAGTATTAAAGTCATCACCACTAACTATTCGTATGTCTGTTACCTTGTCTTCTTTAGACTTTTCTAGTTCATTAGCTCGAATATGAAGACCAGCTATATCAGACTTGTACTCTTGTCGTGGTACTGTAGTATGCTGTAACTCATCTATTCTACGGTCTACCTCATGTATCAATCCTGCGTGTCTTCCCACAGTGGAGCTGTCAGCCTTCTCCTTTTCCAATGCGTCAACCTTAGCTGTTATTCTATTTATAAAGAACCACCCTATGGCTACAAATAAGGCCCATGCACTCTCTAGTATTTTCTCCATTTATCCCGTCACTTCAACCCAGTTAACTATATCTTCATCCCAAATATATATTTTATCATCATCGTGATGACCGACTGGGGCGTCCCATTGGCAAGTCGATTCGACTAGAGTCCAGCTTGGGTAAGGCTTTGGTGCTATAAAGGCATCTCTAGTTGAGTCGTAAGTATAGCCTGTGCCAGCATAGTTATATCTTAAAGCTATACCTGAATCCTCCACTCTTTCTTGGTCATAATGTTTTCCCCCAAATGTGTTGTAAGACGTTTGAACCCAAGTTTCAGGGTTGCCCCATTTGCCCGTATCTACATTCTCCTGAGAAATAGCTATAACTCGTATCACAATATTATTTTCATCAATCTCTGCAAAATATGACATTTTTCCCTCCCTTCGCTTGAATAGATACTTATCACTGGAATAGATACTTAATTATTACAACTCCTTTTCCACCGGCTCCACCTGTTCCTTTGCACGTTGCTGCATT